CGGCAACTCCAGAAAGAAAAGATGGACTCACAAAGGTACTTCATTGGTTCATGGGTCCAACGTTTTTTGCGGTGGAACGGAAGAATCAGGATCAAGTCGATGTGTTTCCAATCGAATATGAATGTGAGAATTACAAAAATGCACCACCATGTACGCGGTTTGGAAAGTTATCACTACCAAACATGATCACGATGGTCGTTGAAGATCGACAGCGAAATGTCATGCTTGTGAATCTGATTAAGAAGGCATCAGCTGGAACTCGACAATTACTCGTACTCAGTGAACGTCGATGGCATTGTGAATTCTTACATCAGTGCTTTCCCAAAAATTCAGGTCTATACATGGGTGGCATGAAAGAGGCGGATCTCCAGGAATCATCGACAAAAAAGATTATATTTGCCACGTTTTCACAAGCGCATGAAGGTCTCGATATACCCACGCTCGATACGGTGATTTTAGCGACCCCTAAGTCTGATATCGTTCAGTCAATCGGTCGAATCATGCGAGAGACTAAGGGGAAGAAGAACAATCCACACATTTATGACATTCATGATAAGTGGTCCATCCTCACAGCGATGTACTATAAACGAATGAAAGTGTATAGGCAAGGGGGGTTCAATATCCCAAGACACGCGATCAAGGAAGAAACTCCAGATTTCCCTCAGGGAAAGTGTCTGTTTTTATAATCTGGACATAAATTAAATGTCTGGAGCATTGGTGCAGCTTGTGTCCAAAGGCGCACAAGATGTTTATTTGACGACGTCGGAAGGTACGTCATTCTTTAATTTGAAATACTCGAGACACACGAACTTTTCACAAGCACCCAAGTTCATCAAAGAAGTGACGAGTACTGATTCGAGTGTCGTTATCCCAGTCTATGGTGATATCATTAACGCAGTGTGGTTCGAAGGAACCGACTTGCTCAATAAATTCTTTGAATCGACGATTGACTTGTACATCGGTGGACAAAAGGTTGATTCATATGGATACGATTACATTTCGGATATTTGGCAAAACTATTTGGCGGATACGTACACCAAATCTCAAGAAATTAACAACAAGTGTTCAACGACGAACCCCAACTTCCTCCCGTTACATTTCTTCTTTTGCGACAACAACTCTTTCTTACCCCTACTAGCCCTACAATTCCACCAGGTTGAAATTCGAATTAACTTCAAGTCATCAAACGTGTCCGGTGTCAATTGTTATGGCAATTATATATTTTTAGATACATCTGAAAGAAAGCGATTCACAGAAAAGCGAATGGATATCATCGTGACGCAAGTCCAAAATATCAAAAGACAGATCGTGTGCAATGACACGGAGTATTATAACGACAAGGCAGTTATCGCTAGAAACGAATATAACTCGGCGAATACGATTTTGAATTCACTCCTGTCTGGAAATCCCGTCGATCAACCAGCTGTTGATGCGCAACAGAGTAATGTGAATGCTTTATTTAGCATTTATACAGCGGCGCAAGCCAAGGCAGATTCAGATAACACGAATAACGGTGGATACAATGACATTGACATCTCACAGTTTAATCATCCCGTTAAGTCTCTCTTTTTTGGATACACGACGAAATCAGCCGTTGTCGAAGCCGATAGGTTTACATTTTCAACCGCGGATATTCAAATGAATGGAACACCCCTTCTCGAAAGCATGTCTCCACAGTATTTCCACGTGATTCAAAACTATAATCATACGAAATACGGTATCATTCAATACGACGAAGATCAGGAGTGTCCGTTTTATACGAGATATTACGCCTATCACTTCTGTATGAATGCGTCTGAATATAAACCGACTGGGACGTGTAATTTCAGTCGTCTCGATAACGCAAAGCTAATCCTTCGAAATGCACAAAAAGGATACGAGCGCTCCGAGACTGAGGAAATAAGTGTATACGCGATGAACTATAATATCTTACGCGTCGATAAAGGTATGGCTGGAATTCTATTTGCAAATTAAACAAATTCCATACATGGAACTAAGTACGATTTACGCGTTATCAGTCGCGGCTAACACGACAACACCCAAGATAAAGGCTAAAACTAAATAATTACATTCGGTCTCTTCGGGCCCTGAAGGTTCTCTTTGTGATCTCGGTCGCATGACCTCGACCTGATGAACCGCAGGTGGATCTTCCTCGATGGGACAGTATCCTATCATCTATGATATACTCACAGATTAATTTCAGTTTTCTTCTTTCTTCTGGTCCTCTTGGGTTTTGTCGTCGTGGACACACTCACTTCTTTCACTTCACCCCCCGTAGAATCGCCTGAAATAGAAACAATATCAGAGACATCGTCATCGTCAAATGTAGGTTCAGGTTGGCGCGTCGTCACCATCGGAGACGTATTCATCGGTGGTGGTGGGGGCATCATGATACCACCCATCAACTTAGAAATGTCGAGACCCGGACCCTGCATTTCATATTGACCTTCATCTGACGGAGTCTGGTCGTTTCGTTGCTGGGCAGTTGATTGAACCGCCTGGACCATGTTCTTCATGAGGTCTGGGTTTTGCTTGAGCACGTCATTCATGTTTGGAAGCGCCGCCTTCATCATCGAAGACGTCAAGTGGAACATCATAGCAGATCCACCCAACATCATGATGAGCTTGACTTCTGGTGCAACATTGACCTTGCTTCTGTACTTTACGTACAGCTCTTCAAAGACATTGTCGTAATCGTCCTGGTTTTCCATGACAGACTCACTCCATCCGTCTAAATACAATTCAAACGGATTGTAACGTTTATTCAAGAATTCAAGACCAGTCACACACGCGATTAACATACGCTTACTGAACTTAACAGACTGTTCAACTTCAATACTATAGGTGACACGTTTCACTTCGGTGCGCAGTTCGTCAATCGACGAGTACGCATTCAGGCGCTTGTTCACGTTGAAGCCTTTCTTTTCGAGTCTGGCGAGCTTATTTAAAATGTCCGCCTTTTCTTCGTCGACCGATGTGAAACCGTTTGCCGGTCGTTCTTGTTCCTGTTCCTGTTCATACATACCCGGTTCATCGTCATCATAGAACACGGGTTCATCTTCACCGTAATCAACTTCTTCATTTTCAAACTTTGGTGGTGGGGCTTGCTTGTTCGGGTTGGCGAATGCATCGATCTCTTCCTGTGGAGCACTCCTCGGTTGTTGAGGTCTTCGGGGTTGGTTGGATACCGGGCGCTTCGGCATGTGCATCTTGGGAGCGCTAATGTGGATTTCGTCCATGAGCGCCTGTTCATCTGCGTCAAGCTTCATGACTGTCGCATTTCCTCGGTCGAGAACAATCTCTTCGTCCATCTACCCTTTAACTTGAAAGTATTCAAAAATCTTTAACGCACTTTATAAAAAAATGTCAGTGAACTATAAATGTTCAAGCTCAATCTCAATAAAGCCGATCGTGGTGCCATCATGGGCGTGTTGGCAATCATTGGTGCTATTTACTTGTTGACCCTCCTGAAGTCTCGCCGAAGTGGTTACCAGGCCAGGCCTATCGTGATTAAGCCAAAGTCGGAAAAGTCTATCTTTGATCTCGAGCACAAGCTCGAATGCGTCGCCGGTCCCCAGAAGACAGCGGGCTACTATAGCCGATCGTTAACTCCGGGTGGTGTATGCGGTATGCAACAGGTCGTCCGCGACCACGGTGATTATGAAATTGGTGATGGAATTGGTGGTGTTTTAATCTAGGTATATAATAGTAAAAATGGCACTTATCACGGCGCCGTCCCAAAGTATTCCGGATATTGATTATGAATTTCACACGATCACTCTCGATAGTGTTGGACAGGACAGTGCGAACACTTTCACAGTGTACCTGAACACACCACTTCGTAATGTTGTGCAAGCGAGACTTCTTGGTGCACATATTCATACGACGGACGCGACGGAACATTGTTACGTCTCGATTTCAGAACTCGACTCTATTTTCACGGATCGAGCATCGAAAGATCCACCACAGTCTGTCGCAACGCAACCGGCGTTGTCTGTTCTCAGAAACTCATTCGCATCGTTGATTAGTAAATCAAACGTTCACTCCGGGACGAATGATTTAATTGTGTTCAGAGATCACTACCCAGTCATTACACAATACATCGATCCTATCAACACGATCGATCGACTCACAGTGACGATTCGTGATCAAAACGGTGATACTATCGAGGATGGTGCCACGGGTGATAACTTCTTGATTATTCGTTTTGTTTGCAGGAAACCAAATATGCGGAGCTTTTAGGTAAAAATAACATTTAGGTAATATAAATGTCTTCGGGTATCGTTCAACTCATCGCGATTGGCGCACAAGATGAACATATTATGGGCGAACCGGAGGTCTCGTTTTTTAATTCTTCTTTTAAGAGGCACTCCAACTTTTCACAATCTCTCGAGCAACAAACCATACAGGGAGCTGTGAATAGTAACTCTATGTCGACCATCCGTTTCGAAAAAACGGGTGATCTTTTAGGCTATGTGTATCTTACGATTGACGACCATTCAGAAGCACTTGATTCATTGAACTGGACAACTCTCATTGAGAGTGTTGAGTTTTTGATTGGAGGTCACGTCATAGATACACAAGATTCAATCTTTTGTGAAAAGATTGCGATAGACACGTTTGCGAATAATGTGTCAAAATCCTCAAACGGTCCACACCCGGGTTTGAGCTCACGATCGTATTTTTACCCATTACGGTTCTTCTTTTGTGAAAATCCACAAAGTGCGATCCCTTTGTGTGCGTTGCAGTATCACAATGTCGAAGTGCGTATTCGATGGGGACCTGACGCTAAGTTATACAATTGGGAAGCGTTTGCGAATTACTATTATTTAGATAATCAAGAACGCGCAAGCATGGCCTCTCGAAGCCATAATATTCTCATTCACCAGGTTCAAAAGAACATCCCTTCGGGTGAACTCATTCATGAGTTGAGTTTCAATCATCCGGTAAAGTACATCGCGTGCTCGAATACCAGTTATACGAGTGCGTTGACATCCGCAACTAATAAAGTGAAAATAAGCATTAACGGCACGGATATCGGTGTGTATAAATGGGCAAGGCCACATTACATCGATGTTTCTTCATTTTACCACACGAATTACGTGACGTCGCCCGACATCTTCTTACATTGCTTCTGTCTCACGACGAGTCTTCTACAGCCCACAGGAACGCTCAATTTCAGTCGTTTAGATTCAGCAATGATACATAGTGAAACCTTACCAATAAACGACCCAATTTACGCGGTAAATTATAACATACTCAGAATAAATAATGGTATGGCCGGTCTCATCTACGCCAATTAAAATACGAGATTATATAAATGGTGAAGAACTTGAGTACCATCGATCGTTCAGAGAAGATCAGGCTCGGTAAGAATACGTCTGATTATCAACCTGAAAATACGATCGTGCTCAATGCAACTCCGGATGTTTTTCCGAGTCTCACGGCGAATTCGTTCTACGTAGCACCACTACGGTATGATTTCGACCAGCGTGCGACATCGAACACAATTGTATATAATTTTGTAACCAAGGAAATCGTAGATATTGGTCCAGGGTCTCGTGTAAGTTTAGAGGATGTACTCATCACGGGTAACGTGACGACTAATACAGCTGTGTTTAATAATACATTTACGGGTCTCGTCACCTTGTCAAATGTAGGGATAGGTAATGCGAATCCCATTCACTTACTCGACGTTGGTAATAATTTTTACATTAATGAAGGTGGTGACGTGTGGATTGGAGGTGAACTTTATATCGAAGGAAATACTTCGACGATTAACACACAGAATCTTACTATTAAGGATCCAATCATAGAACTCGCGCGTAATAACCCCGGGATCAATGACATCGGTGTCATGATGACCCGGACGGTGGTGGGGAGTAATGTGGGTGTCATTTTTAAAGAAAGTAGCGATGAACTTTCGTTTGGGTATACAGCGAGCGACGCTACGCAGCAGACGATCACGTTTAATCCATCAAATCCCCTAAAGGCGAAATTTTACGGGAATACGTATACAACAGGGAGCACGCACATTGGTCGTTGGCATTTCAATGAATCAGAGACACCCCTGAAGACCATTACGTATAACGCATCCAACGTCAGTGTCACGGCACCTGTAACTGGGACGTTAAATATGACGATCCAATCCACACAGCTCGGTTTTGGGAATGAACTCGAAGTAACCGTTAATGGAACGCAGGTCGCGGTTGTCGATGATACGAGTCCAGGACCAATCACGATCGCCGAAGAAGTCATCAGAGGCAGTCTCATCGAGATTAATGATAACTTTGGGTTTGGGTTTGTGATTAGTAATTACACGATAACCTACATTAATACGGTGTTTTCTCTCACGACGTACGATGAAACGAATGCCATCGCAATCTACGATGCATCGAAATTTGGTATTCTTCAAGATATCCCGACGCACACACTCGACGTTGGATCGAATTTGTATGTGCAGGATAGTGGTACGTCCAACGTGCTCGGTGTGACGGGGAATGCCTACGTGAGTGGCGATCTCACGGTCGATGGTAATGTGACGTTTACGACCGATTTCACGGTTGTTCAAAACATCGTGAGCTCGAATAATATCACCGCGACAGCTAACATCGACGTCGGCTACGACCTCAATGTCACTGGCAATGCATTCGTGTCTTCGAATGTCGTCGTGAGTGGTAATACCGACATTCAATCCGAACTCAATGTCACGGGTAACGTGTTCGTGGCATCTAACGTGATTGTCAGTGGTAATACCGACGTGCAGTCAGAACTCAATGTCGATGGAAATGTGTTTGTGTCCGGTAATACCGACATCTCTTCAGAATTGAATGTGTCTGGTAATGTATTCGTGGCGTCCAATGTGATTGTGACTGGAAATACAGACGTAGAATCAGAACTCAATGTCACTGGCAACGTGTTTGTGGGCTCTAACGTCATCGTCACCGGAAACACAGACGTGCAGTCGGAACTCAATGTCGAAGGAAACGTATTCATCGCTGGTAATACAGACATTTCATCGGAACTGAATGTCACCGGCAATGTTTTCGTGAGTTCTAACGCTATTATTACTGGGAATACAGATGTTCAGTCTGAACTCAACGTTGATGGAAACGTCTTTGCTCGATCCAATGTGATCGTCACAGGAAACACGGATGTTCAATCGGAATTGAACGTCACTGGTAACGTGTTTGTCGCTTCGAATGTCGTTGTCTCTGGAAATACAGACATCTCTTCCGAACTCAATGTTACTGGAAACGTCTTTGTGGGCTCTAATGTGATTATCACGGGAAATACTGACATATCTTCAGAACTCAATGTCACTGGCAATGTTTTTATTGAATCAAACGCCGTGATTACTGGGAATACCGACATTCAATCAGAACTCAACGTCGATGGGAATGTGTTCGTGGCGTCGAACGTCGTCGTGAGTGGTAACACTGATATTTCGTCCGAATTGAATGTGAGTGGGAATGTCTTTGTGGCGTCCAACGCCGTGATTACCGGAAATACCGACATTTCCTCGGAATTGAATGTGAGTGGTAATGTCTTCATTGCTTCAAACGCCATCATCACTGGGAATACGAATGTACAATCCGAACTTACCGTCGATGGGAACGTGTTTGTGCGATCGAATGTCATCGTCACTGGAAATACCGATGTAGAATCAGAACTCAATGTGACTGGGAATGTGTTTGTAGCATCTAACGTGGTCGTTTCTGGAAATACCGATGTGGAATCAGAACTCAATGTGACTGGGAATGTCTTCGTCGATTCGAACGTCATGGTCACAAACAACGTCCACGCGGCGCGCTACTATGGGGACGGTGGACATCTCGCGAACGTGACGTTACAAGTTGTAAGTGACAAGGGAAACACAACTTCCAATACAATTCAATTTACGAACCCAACCACAGCGTTTACCACGGATCTCGTGTCAAATGTGATCGTTAAACTCGACCAATTGTCAAATGTTGTCATAGGGGAAAAGGCACTCGCCAATGAAGATATGCTTGTGTATGATGGTTCCAACTGGACGAACCAACTTCAAAACCACACATTCCTCTACGCAAAGGCGGAGGAAGTCATTGGGAAGGGTGACGCTGTGTATGCGACGGGTACGATTGGAAACAATACATTCTCTATTCGAAAGGCGCGAGCTGATTCAAGTGCCACAATGCCTGCCCTTGGCTTAGCCTATGAGGCGTTTACCCTAAACCAAGAGGGTCTCATCGTCACGTTCGGCCGTGCCGATGGAATAAATACAGATAATTTCCAAACTGGTGAAACTGTATTTGTCAGTAATGTCGTCGCGGGTGCTCTCTCAAATGTGAAACCATATGGTGCGACTGACTTCATTCAAAATATTGGTTTGGTTGTGAAGGGGCATCCAAATTCTGGTATTGTATCCGTTACAGGTGTAGGTCGTTCAAATGAT